AAACACACGAAGGTTTAGATGTAGGATTGTTTACGCAAAGTTCTGCTAATAACCGCGATGTTGTGGCATTGATGGCTAATGAAATACCGTGTAGCGAATACGCCGTAGCGCAAAGTGAAATCGGGCTTTGGTACATTGAAAAGGGCGTAACATTTGGATGCCGCATAAGCGTACCGCCCGAACAAGGGCGCTTTGTTGGACAAATTACGGTTGGTTGGGCAAAAGAACCCGCCGACTTAGATAAAGATAAAAGTATGTTGTTGATTGCAAGTACCATGCTTAGTAAAAGCAAACAGTAAGGGGAAAGTTATGGATTGGTTAAAAACTATTGCGCCTACGATTGCCACCGCGATGGGCGGCCCTTTGGCGGGCATGGCGGTTGATGCTATTGGTAACGCCTTGGGCATGAAAGACGCGACCAAAGAACAAGTAAAAGATTTATTGGCAAGCGGCACATTAACTAGCGACCAAATGGCAAGCATCAAACAAGCCGATGTAAGCCTAAAGGTTCGCATGAAAGAACTAGAAATTGACATGGAAAAGGTACACGCGGGCGATAGAAATTCTGCGCGTGAAATGGCGGCGCGTACTGGCGATGTATGGACACCGCGAATCATGGCCTTGGTTGTGTTTATTGTTTGGGGTGCAGTTAACTACAAATTGTTTAACGGCACAATTAACGGCGATATGCGGGAACTTGTTGCCCGTGCCTTGGGAACTTTAGATGCGGTGCTGATGGCGGTAATTTATTACTACTACGGTTCATCATCTAGTAGTGCGGCAAAAACTGAAGCAATGCAGGGGAAAAAATGAACCTTACTGAACACTTTACTTTAGAAGAACTGACACACACCGACCACCGCCAATTAGACAATACGCCAAACGATGCTGAATTGGCTAACCTAACGCGCCTTGCCGAATTTCTAGAAGAACTTAAAACCTTGTTGGGCGGCAAACCCATCATGGTTAATTCGGCGTTTCGTTCTAAAGCGGTTAATGATGCGGTTGGAAGTAAAGACACATCACAACATCGCATTGGTTGCGCCGCTGATATACGCGTACCTAGCATGACCCCCGACCAAGTGGTTAAGGCGGTCATTGCATCGGATTTACCTTATCATCAGGTTATCAGAGAATTTTCAGACCCAATAAAAGGTGGCGGTTGGACGCACGTTAGTATTACTAACAAACCAAATGAAACACCTAAAAAACAGGCATTAGTGATTGATAAACAAGGTACGCGTTTATATGCTTAAACTTCTTTAACAAAGATGCCATCTTTAGTTAGATGACCTTTGCGGTGTTTAATTTCTTCATAAGCACCTTTAAGACACTCAACCAAATCTAAATCAGCGCAAGCGCAACCCATAATTAGCGTTACAAGAATGTCGCCGTAGGCATCTTTCATTGCGGCTACATCGTTATCTTCAATTGCTTCAAACAATTCGTTTAGTTCTTCTTGGGTTTTGATTGCTTGCGCGTAAGCCGTACTGTTTTGTACGATGCCGCGGGCTTCACCCCATTGGATAACTGCTATTTCTGTATTTGCGTAACTCATTTTGTTGCACCATTAAATGTTGTGTTCATTACTTCTTCAAAATTAAATTGTTGTTTAAAACATTCTTTGAAGTAAACTTGTTGTTCGCCGTAGCCAACTAACTTGCGATTGTAAATAAATACTTTCTTTGGCAAGCGCATTTGACCGTTAATGTAGTTGATGCCTTTTTGTGTGATGCGCCAATAGCCCGAACCTTTCTTTTCTTTCTTGTCGTTTGGGTGCGGTTCAATCAAACCCCAATAACGCATATTGGTAAAAGTTTTAGCCCGCATAAATTCACGCGGTGCATTTTTAGCGGTATTGACCCAATCATCAACGCCACCGTTTTTGTAAATCCACACTAAGGCTTGCGCGTTCTTTTGTGTAATGGTGAACCCGTTGTACTTACCAAAGCGTTTACAGCATGGGCAATGACCGCCATCACCTTGCAAAACTTTTAAATAGTTTGCGCTAATCTTGGCTAAGTATTCTTTTTCAAACAAATCGTCCATTTTGTAGTGTCCTATAAGGTGGGGTACTAGCGTTCGTCCGACATTTCTGCCCGCGTTCCCCCGTTAATCAAAAGGGAATATCCTCCATATCGTCAGGCATAGGCGCGGCTTGACGTTGTGGCGCGGCGTTGCGCGGTTCTAATGGCGGCTTTGCACTTAACCAACCATCCCAACTAACGGGGATGTGGTCGATTTTCAAACTAATACCTTGTTGCCCTTTATCCCAAAGCGTACCAATTTTGGAAAAGCGTTTTTTGTTGTTGCCTTGGGCATCGGTGTATTCGCCGACTACAGCAATCAAATCTAGTTTAGTTGACATGGTTCAATCTTTCATTCAGTTTAAAAATCTTTGCATCAAGTTCGGTTAAAAACTTAACAACTTCTTCGGCAAGCATTTCTGCATATTCCGCATCGTATGGAACGCGTTTAACAAATAGTTGTAGGTTATTAGGCAAACGCGGGTCAAACGATACGAAATCACACCATTCACGCCTAGTGCAACAAAGTTGCCATTGAATTTGCGTAAAGTATTTTGTAGGTACTTGTTCCCTAATTAGCGTATCAATGTGTGTAGCCGTGTTTGGCGCTTTAATTTCTAACAAACCATATTTGCCAACTAACCCATCAGGTGAAGCCCCCGCCATTTCAATAATGGGGTGCGGTACAAATGCAACTTCATCTACCAACACATCAGCATACGATTCATACGCGGCACGGGCTAATGGTTCGGTTTCTGTACCGTGAAGCATTGCCGCATTTGTGTAGGATTCTGCAACCGTTTCAGTCAATCTTTCACAAATCAATTGCGCCATGTAATTTTCACGACTTGCGCCATAACCTGATTTAGTCTTAGCAATTACATCAGCAACACGCGATGCCGTAACTTTGCCAAGCCGTAACATTTTCCATTCTTGTGTTCCTTGTTTAATCATATATGTTTCCATGTTTTACCATTACAAATTTCACTTACTGTTTGAAATTTAATCCCTATTTCATTTGCAATTTCTTTTAATTTTTTTCCTAGCAATCTTTGTTTTCTAATAAACAAAACATCAACTTCATTAAGTTTTGCGCATGGATGTGTTGCACCTTTAAAAATAACTTTTCGACCTTTTTTTATCATGTCATGCGTGTTATCTTTTGGAGTTCCAACAAATAAATGGTTTGGATTTATGCAACTTGGATTGTCACAAGAATGGCAAACAAACAATCCATCAATAGTATTTTTCTTATGAAATTCAAAAGAAGCCCTATGCGCCCTTAATTGTTTTCCCCTACCATGACCAAAAACGCCATATCCATCTACATCTTTGCAACCTAAAAAATTCCAACAACCATTTTTTTCAATTGAATAGTTTTGCAATTTTTTTTCAATACTAATTTTTTGTCGGCTCATTGCAATTTACCTTTTACTTTATCTTTGGCGGCAATCACTTTCTTTTGCCAATCAGCATTACCGTTACAAGCGGCATACGCGGCTTTGTAGGCGTTCTTTAAACCATCTTGGTCGGTTGATGTGTCAATGGCTTCTAAATAGCGCATAAGGGCGCTTTCATCTACATTTTTTGCAGGGATAGTTGCTAACGCGCCATCGTCATCTTCAGGTGCAATACCGCAAGCCGCCATCAACGAACCGCGGCGGGCGTAGGTCAATGCCGACATATACGCGGGCGGGTCATTCTTAACAACGGGGAATTGCAAAACGCCGCAATCAATTGTTTCGCCTGATTCATGGACAAAGATTGTTTCGACCATTACACCGCCAACACATTCACGGGTTTTTTGCACAAGGGCAATGCCGTTATTGTTTAGCGCGTCTATAACCGCTTCAACACACGCGGCAAGGTCGGCATACTTATTCTTGAAATGCGGGTTGTAGGCGTTCTTTAAAGCGGGTGCAAATGCCTTTTGTGCTTGCACCAATGCCGTGGCAATTTGTTTCATTCTGCGCTTTCTAAATAGTTGGTTAGGCGTTTGATTCGGTCGGCGTGGTAATCCGACATTCGCTTGGCGTATTCCATGCCGCTTTGAGCATCAAGAAAACGGCGCTTGGCTTCTTCTAATTCTTTTGCCGCCATTTCTTTGGGTGATGGCAATTGCCACAGGGATTGGAAGCGTTCAATAAAGTTCATTTTTTAATCCTATCCGCGCCAAGCCAACAGTACACCCCAACCACCAAAGATGATGATTGCCAAAGTACATTCAATTAAAGTGGTGATGATTTTTTGTTTCATTTTGTTTTGTCCTTTGATGGGGGCTTGCGCCCCCGTTTGGTTTAGATTGTTGTTACTTGAAGAATTTGGCATTGCAATTTTTCGCCCCAATTTTCTTTTACATATTCAGGTTGATTGGCAAAAGCATCAAATTTGCGTTGTTCATTGTTTGTCAAATTTTGCGCAAGGTCAGCGCGTGATGTCCAACCCAACACAATCCAATCATTTAAGCATTTGCGATATGAAACTACGCAAAAGTTATAAGTATGGGTTTTGCTATTACGAGTAACGATTGAACCGTTAGGGCAAATTGCAGTATGTTTTGTCATTTCAATTTCCTTTTAAAAGACCCCGTTTGTTTAGGGCATGGGTGAAGTATAACCAGAAAATTAGGTTTGCAACACTTTGTTGAAAATATTTTCACAATTTGTTTAAATTTTTACGGTTTGTTGTTATGATGCAACTATGAACAAAAACTTAGAATCTGACAAAGCAATGATTGCCACATTGGGCGGGCCTACGGTTCTTTCAAAGCGCCTTGGCTTAAATTCACCCCAACGGGTACACAATTGGTTAACTAGGGGAATACCCGCATCAATCAAATTGGCGCACCCTAAAATCTTTTTGAAAGGTTTACGCAAATGACTAAGATAGAAAAATACCTACATCACAAATCTTTGATGATGGAACACCTTGCGTTTGCGTATGCGAATCAATCAATGGATGATTCTTTGTATCAATTGATTTGTTATCACTTGCACAAGGATTACACGCAAGGTCAATATTTTGCAATGACACATGAAGAACACAAAATCTTGCACGGCTTATTGATTCTTTGATACAATTTTTATACGCGGCTAGGGTAGCCCCCGAAAAGACGATTCTTCACCGTCCTGCCATCAGCGTATCTTGTGAAGTAACCGATGAAGTAAGGTTAAACAATGGCTACCCTCAGTTTAAAAAAGGCAAAGCAACTTGCCGCAGAAAAACCCGTAAACGATTTATTGCACAAATTTGCAGTAATGCGTCATGCGCGGCACACCCATAGCATTAGATTTACTTGTGTTCACGACACATTTGAAATTGCTAAAAAAGAAGCAACCCGTTTACACAAAGAATTTCCAAGCGAACGCTATTTGGTAATTTCAATCCTTGATGGGGTTGAATAATGCACTATTACCAACATCACATTGGTGACTTTATAAAAGCGACCGCAAGGCTATCTGATTCACAATCTATGGCTTATTTGCGTTTAATTTGGATGTATTACGATAGTGAAAAACCATTAACACTTGATACTAAAGTTTTAGCATTTCAAATAGGTGCATCTGTTGAAGATACAGAATTATTGTTAAAAAGTTTTTTTGCGCTTGAAAATGATGGGTGGCATCAAACTCGTTGCGACAAAGAAATTGAGGATTACAGAGAATTTTTGAATAAAAAAATCAACGCAGGTAAAGCATCTGCTGAACGTAGGAAGAACAACAGTTCAACAGGTGTTCAACAGGTGTTCAACAATAGTTCAACTGATGTGCAACTAACCACTAACCAACAACCACTAACCACTAACCATAAACCAAAGAAAGAAAAGACAGAGGCCATTCGGCCCATAGATATTTCTGAATCAGTTTGGGATGATTTCATAGCCATTAGAAACAAGGTCAAAAAACCTTTTACTGAAACCGCTTTGAAAATTATTCAGCGTGAAGCCCAAAAAGCAGGTTTCACATTGGAACAAGCCTTAGAAACTTGTTGCGCCCGTGGTTGGCAAGGATTTGAAGCCGCTTGGGTTCAAAAGGATTCAGATTTAAGCAAAACGGGCCAAATGAACCAAAGGGTAATTTCAGGCTTAACCCGTGGGCTAATCGGAGGTGGCGGCAATGTCAAATTACTTGGAAACTGATTTCTGCACCCAAGACCAAGGGCTTGATTACATCTTTGGTCGCATGATGGCCATTTTTGGCGCACCGTTTAACCGTCACTTTGATGGCCTAGACCCTGAATTTGTACGCGATGAATGGAAGGTTCAACTTGGCAAGTTTTTAACTTACCGACCAAGCATGGACTTTGCGATTGCCAAACTTGATGGTGAATTTATCCCTAGCGCAATTAAGTTTCGTAATTTGTGCAATCAAGGCCCGCAAATTCCAATCAAGCCATTGGTTCAAATTGAACGCAAAAAAACATTGCACGAACAAATTGAAGCCGACAAGGTGAAAGCCGAAGCCTTGGCAAAGTTAGCCGAACTTAAAAAACAATTTGGGGCTAAAGCATGACATACGAAAAAGCAATGCAAATATTGGACAAGGTGCGCGAAGGCGTACATTACCCCGCGTGGGTGATTAACAAAGCCTTGGAACTAACTGGCGATATTGATGGACATGGAACACTTTAAGGATTCTGAAGCACGCGAATGGGTTGCTAGATTTCGGAAAAAGCAATTGGAAGAAGGGCGCGGGGAAGCAATCGAATGGTGGTCAAAAATCATTAAAGACATTGCCG